GCATTTGGAATCAAATATTGTCCGTATTGCGGGAAGTTGTTAAGGAGTTGAAAAAATGAACGTACTAGAGAAGATCTTGGAAGAGATAAGTGAAGTTGAAAAAGAGTATGTAAGTGGACATAAGGTGTTGTATGCATTAGGTGCTACAGGCATGGCAACCGAAATTAGTGGTATTATCCGTTCTCACATGGACGAAGAGAAAGATGATGGTTGGATTTCAGTAAAGAAGAGGTTACCAGAAGGAAAAGAGGTAATTGCGCAGAACAAAGATGGTGAAATGTTGATTGGCTATGTGTATTACTCAGAGGAAATGGAGTGGTATGAATGCGAATCTGAAAGTATGTATTTAACCAACGTAATTGCATGGCAGCCACTTCCGGAACCTATGAGAAAGGAATAACGATGGACATTATAATCATAATCGCATTCTTAGCCCTGTACTACATCTTGGGGCTGGGAACTATGGTAGCACTATTAAGTGGAGTATATGAGGATGCAGAACTGAAACTTGAGGATTATTTAATGGCTTTACTTTTTCCGTTTGTGCTATTTGTTGTATTTGTGGATTGGGTGGCAAGAAAGATAGCGAGGTAGAAAATATGAGAAAATTTAACTGGGACGAATTTAAAAATAAATACAATAAGATTGCGGTGAATTGCAAGACCGAAGAAGAAGCAAAAGATTTCTGCAAGCAGATGCACGAACATGGAATGAAATGGTGCACAGGCAAAAGCTACATGGAAAAGACGAATTACGAAGAGCACAAAGGAGAAACGTGCTATGCAGGATCCGGAGAGTTCTCATCGTATCGGTACTACAATAGCGAAGGATACGAAATATTGGAATGGAGTGATTACATGCAGAAAGAATTTACAAAAGCGGATTTAAAAGACGGAATGGTGGTTGAGCAGAGAGATGGGGGTATGTATCTTGTATTGGCTGGAACGGCAGTGGGAAAAGGCGAACACAATAGTATAGTCGGTTATACTGATGGCTTGAAATGGGCAGGTTATAAAGGAGGAGACATCGTTAAAGTCTATAGGATTACTCCGGGATCACTCGGATGCATAGAAGATGTGTTTATTAAAAGCAACCTTGAACTCATTTGGGAACGCACCGAGTCGAAGAAAATGACCATCGAGGAAATGCGACAGAAGCTTGAAGAGCTGACAGGAGAGGAAATTGAGGTGACGGAATGAACAGGGAA